GAAAAACTAGGTCAAATATCTTTAAGTATTAATGGTAGAAAAGTAGATATTTCATTGATGGTAAAAACTGAAGGTAAATATCAAGGTAAAGAACCTAAATCTGATATGACTTTAGTTGATGCTCAAGGAGAACCACAAGCATATATTTCGCACAAGGCCGGAAGAACTGCTAAAGATTATCAACAGTATGGTGGTCTATCATATAAGCAATATGCTGCAAATAAAGACGTTCAAAAATTTATGAAAGCTGTATTGGCTGAAGAGCCAAAAGGTTTATCATCAGGTCAATCGTTCTTTAGAAAAATCAAAGACAAGCAATTAGTTAAAGAAGCAGTATTCGGTCCAGAATACGGCGGAAAGCCGAGCATATCTAATGTAGATGAATTTCATCTTGGCAACATGTCTCTTAAGGGCTCTGGCTCTGGCCCATACCAAATTACTTCAACTCATAAAGGTAACAATGGCGATATGCCAAAAGGCGAGTTTGAAGCTTACTACTTTATAAGATACCAAGCTAGAAGAGGCCCAGCACGCGCCGGTGGAGTTACAGTACTAAACGCAAGGGTGGGAATATTCCCTAAAGCTAAAATTGTTGGAACCAGCAAGGAAATATAAATGAAAGTATGTACTTTTGATAGCAACTGTGGTATAATAGACAGTTAGCCAAAATGTGGAGAATATTATGAACCTAGATGTTATTCTAGAAATGTGGAAGAAAGATTCAGAAATTGATGAGATGGCACTAGACGAGTCCTCGCGACAATCAGCAAAACTACATTCCAAATACTTAGAGCTTATGAGTTCTAATCGTATGCGTCTAAAAAAAGCAGAGTTAGAATATAAAGTAATATTACGAGATAAATTTAATCATTACGGTGGTAAGTTATCGCGTGAAGAACTTGATTCAAAGGGTTGGGAATATGATCCTTTAAACGGTAACACTGTACTTAAAGGAGATTTAGACAAGTATTATGACGCAGATCCTCTTATACAACAACATCAGGCTAAAATAGCATATTTAGAAGAAGTGACTCTTGTCCTCAAAGAGATATTGGAAAATGTCAAATGGAGACATCAGAATATCAAAAATATCATTGAATGGAAGAAATTTGTCAGTGGAATGTAGCAGAAAGGGAACCACCATATCTGTTGGTTCCCTTTCCTAAACACAACGCAACTTTCCCTGTGATGAAGGAGCAGTATCATGCCTAATACTATTTATACCAAAGTGGAATATAAAATACATCAATATCGCTTTGATAATTTTACAAGCCGAGAAGATATAATTCGCGAAGCTATGAATAAGCTTGGTCATATAGAAAGTGACACTCCTGAAATAAATATATACAATCATTGTCATATATCAGAATTAGAAACTGAGAACAATATAATATTTAAACCCACTGGTCCTACGCATAAACATTTTGCATTAGATACTATTGGTTATGCTAATAGTTCTTCTATTGCTTTTAAAGAGCCAGATTGGTGTGGGTTTGAGGTTCCTACGAAAGAGAATTTAGATTATATACAATCATTAATAGAAGCAAGATCTAATAAGTGGGATGATTCTATTCTACTAAAATGGAAAAAGGCGAAGGACGTAGCTAGTGACCATATCTTAATTATAGGACAAGTTCCAACTGATGAAACAGTAAATGGTTTTGGGTTTGGCGATCATTTTAAAAAGCTGCAGATGATTGTAAATAAAATAAAACATAAAAACATAATAGTTAAGTTACACCCTTCTATGAAAATAAGAGGTAAAACTAAAGATATAATCGATAAATGGATCCAAGACGGTATCGATGTACGAACTACTTTTGAATCTATACATGATTTTCTGCCTAAGGCAAGAGTAGCTATATTAGAGAATAGCACTGCAGGTATAGAATGCATGATGCACGGAGTTCCTATTATATCCTATGGCTGGCCAGAGTATCATTGGCTAACTAAACAATTGCAATCACTCACTCAATTAGATGATTTAGTCACCGACTTAAGTTGGCACAGCGCGGCTACTCAATCTATGTATATTAATTGGTATATAAATAAATATCTATGCAGTGACATAAAATCAACTATGAAAAGATTAGAGCAGATTATATAATGGAACGTATTGTGGTAAGTAAATTAAACGAGAGTTTTTTACATATACAATGTGAAGCAAGTACTGAGAGAGAATTATCAGAACACTTCTGTTTTTTCGTCCCAGGTTATAAGTTTATGCCTGCATATAAAAATCGTATGTGGGATGGTAAGATTCGACTATTTAATTATCGTAATAAAACTATATATTGCGGGTTGTTTAAGTATCTAACGGAATTTGCTGAAATTAGAGGGTATCAGATCGTAACAGATTATAAACCTTCCAGTAAAGAGAACGTAGATGATTTAATATCACGCCTGCCCCTGACGGCCGCAGGTGTCCCCATCCGCCCACGTGGGTATCAGGTAGATGCTGTTAAACATGCTATCTCCAATAATAAATCATTGCTTTTATCTCCCACTGCGAGTGGTAAATCGCTAATGATATATTTATCGATTAGACATTTTTTAGAATCTAACGATAAACAGAATGTATTATTAGTGGTACCTACGACATCCTTAGTAGAACAAATGTATACTGACTTTGTCGATTATAGTTCAACCGATACGTGGCATGCCGAAGATGAATGTCATAAAATATATTCAGGTAAAGAGAAGTTTAATTTAGATAATAGAATCATTATCACAACATGGCAGTCCATCTATAAAATGAATTTAGCTTGGTTTCATGATTATGGTATGGTTATTGGCGATGAAGCTCATAACTTTAAAGCCAAATCACTAACAGCAATATTAGAAAAATGTATCAATGCTAAATATCGAATTGGTACGACTGGAACATTAGACGGAACTCAAACACATCAATTAGTATTAGAAGGATTATTTGGTCCAGTTTATAAAGTAACATCTACAAAAGCTTTAATGGATACTAATGATTTGGCACAATTAACCATTAAGATCCTATTGCTTAAGTACAGCGATTCGTATTGTAAGATAGTATCTAAATTAAAATATCAAGACGAATTAGATTTCCTTGTTAGTTATCAACCGCGCAATCAATTTATAACAGATCTTGCAGTTAAACTACATGGAAATACATTGGTCCTATTCAACTACGTAGAAAAACATGGTAAACCTCTACATAATATACTTAAGGAGAAGGTTGATAAAGATAGAAAATTATTTTATGTGAGTGGTGAAACCGATGTTGATACTCGTGAAAATATTAGAGCACTGACTGAAAAAGAAGATAACGCTATTATAGTCGCTAGTATGGGAACATTCTCTACAGGCATTAATATTAAAAAACTACATAACGTTATATTTGCTTCTCCTTCTAAATCTCAGATACGTGTATTACAATCTATTGGTAGAGGCCTTCGTAAAAGTGGGGATGATATAAATACTACTGTATATGATGTGGCAGACGATTTACACTGGAAAACAAATAAGAATTATACATTAAATCATGCTGGTGAAAGAATAGCTATATATAGCAAAGAGAAATTTTCTTACACAATAGACGAGATACGAATATGAAAAGAGAAATCATAGAATATATCATCGAAGCAGCTGCCGGAAAGGGTTTAACTATTTTTGATATAGATGAAACTCTTTTTCATACTAAAACTAAAATAAATGTTGTTGCCAATAATAAGATTATACATCGTTTAACCAATATAGAATATAATGATTATAAACTCAAAAGCGGCGAATCATATGATTATGGCGAGTTTAAAAATGCAGAAATTTTTAATAAAACAGCAACACCAATTGGTAAAATGATTGCAAAGGCAAAAGCTATTATTAAAAATGCCACTAAAAGTGGATCAAAAGTAATAGTAGTTACTGCAAGAGGTGATATGGATGATAAGAAGTTATTCATAAAAACGTTCGAAGCACAAGGAATTGATATGTCAAAAGTATATATCGAAAGAGCAGGAAATATAGGATTAAATACTTCTGCAAAAAACAAAGAGATAGTATTTAGAAAATATCTAGACACTGGATTATATAAAAGAATAAGACTGTTCGATGATGCGATGGAAAATCTATTGGCTTTAACATCATTAAAAGATGAATATCCTGATATTAGTTTTGAAGCCTATAGAGTAAATAAAAACGGATCAATAAGTACGGTGAAATGATATGCCAACAAAATTAAAACCTTCGCAAAAAACACGAAAACGTGGTGAAAGAATAGCTATATATATAACAAAGAGAAATTTTCTTACACAATAGACGAGATACGAATATGAAACTAGAAGATACTCAATTAGAAGAATTAAATATTAGACATTTTAAGCTTATTAATGGGGATAATATATTAGCTTTAGTAGTGAAGAAAGAGCAGGGCCGGATCATCATTGAACGTCCAGTACAAATATCTAATAATATGATGGGTGGATTTCAATTATCTCCATGGTTTGCATTTTCATCGCAAACCTTATATACCTTACTAGAGGCAGATATTATGGCACATGTCTTAATTGATTATGATATTAAGGCTACTTATATTAAGGCGGTTACTGCAGACAAATTAGATCCTGAAATTATAGCAGAAGATGAATCAAATATAGATATAGAATATGAAAAGCTTATACAAGAAGCAATTGAAAGCTTTCATGGAACAAAGAAGGTATTACATTAGTATACCTCCACCTCACCGGTTGACTCTTATATTATATCACAGTTTGAGGCATTTGTACACCTTTATTTGCAAATAAACTAAAATAAATGATAAATATTAAAACATGCTCACAATCAAAAAAAACTTAAATTAACTGTGTACAAACGCCTCAAAGCGTGATATAATGTACACTAGTAAATAATAAAAGGAGATTATATTATGGCTGATCCTAAGAAGAAAGCACATTATATTAATAATAAAGAATTTTCGTGGGCAGTAGTCGACTATGTCAAAAGTGTTAATGATGCAGTCGCCGCAGAAAAACCTATTCCAATAGTAACTACGTACGTAGCACAGTGTTTTCTTAAAATTTCAGAAGGACTATCTCATAGACCGAACTTCGTTCGATATACATATCGAGAAGAGATGGTAATGGATGCAGTCGAAAATTGTCTTCGAGCTATTAGAAATTATAACATTGAAACAGCCACGAGAACCGGAAAGCCAAATGCATTTTCGTATTTTACTCAGATCTGTTATTTTGCCTTTATCCGTCGTATTGCCAAAGAGAAAAAACAACAAGATATTAAATTTAGATTTATTGAGAAAATGGGTATTGATGATTTTGTTAGTATGGGTATGGACGAATCAGGTGCAGCAGAAACTGCGACATACGTAGATACACTAAGAACTCGCATCTCTAGAGTAAGAGATAATGACTCAGCTCTAAAAGAGTATGCAAAAGAAGAAAAGAAAAAGCTACAAAAATTAGAATTATTTATGGTATAATATTATGAAGTTGGCAGTATTGAACGATACACACGCAGGCGTAAGAAACTCGTCGGAAATATTCCTGAACTACCAAAAACGCTTTTATAAAGAAGTGTTCTTTCCTTATTTAAAAGAACATGACATTAAAAACATCTTACATTTAGGTGATTATTATGAACACCGTAAGTTTGTCAATTTTAAAGCATTAAACCAAAACCGCAGAGATTTCTTAGAACCTATGAGAGATGCAGGTATTACTATGGATATTATTCCTGGTAATCACGATGTATACTTTAAGAATACCAATGAGCTCTGTTCGCTTAAAGAACTACTAGGTTATTTTACGTCAAATGTTAACATAATTATGAAACCAACAGTTATGGACTATGATGGGCTTAAAGTTGGATTAGTTCCCTGGATTAACAATGCAAATTATATAGAATATACAAACTGGTTAAGCAAATGTAAAGCCGATATTGTTGGTGCACATTTAGAACTGAAAGGTTTTGATATGATGCCAGGAATACAGAATCCCCACGGAATGAGTGATAGTATATTCCAACGATTTGAAATGGTATTATCAGGACATTTCCATACTAAGTCAGATAGAGCTCCAATTCATTATTTAGGTTCTCAATTCGAAATGACATGGTCAGATGTTGATGATCCTAAGTATTTTCACATATTAGATACAAAAACACGAGAGCTTACACCAGTTAAAAATCCTATTACGATCTTTAAGAAGTTCATATATGATGATAAAACAGTAGATTATAACACAATCGATTTAGAACAATTTAAAAATAAGTTTGTGAAGTTAATTGTTCTAAATAAAACCAATTTATATATGTTTGATAAGTTTGTTGATAAATTACAAGGTATTGAGACATATGAACTAAAAATTGCAGAGAACTTCGAAGAGTTTGTCGGAGAAAATGTAACTGATGATAATATTATATCTATGGAAGATACAACTGAACTATTAGATACATACGTTGAAGCAGTTGATACAGATCTTGATAAAGAACATATTAAGCTGAAATTGAGAGAGTTATATACAGAGGCTCAAAACTTAGAAATTATATGATTGAATTTAAAATTGAAAAAATTGTAGTAAGGAGCACTGCTTTATCATAGAGTTTAAAACATGTAAGTGGAAGAATTTTCTATCCACCGGAAACGAATATACTGAAATACAACTAGATAGAGCACCAACAACTTTAATCGTTGGAGCAAATGGAGCAGGTAAATCTACATTGTTAGATGCTATCTCTTTCGGCCTATTTGGCAAACCGCATCGTGATATTAAGAAAGATCAGATGGTTAATAGTATCAATAAGAAAGGTACTGTTGTCGAAGTTGAATTCAATGTGGGCGGCCAAGAATTTAGGATTTATAGAGGTATCAAACCGAATAAGTTCGAAATATATCAGAATGGTCATCAAATCAATCAGGCATCGAACGCGAGAGATCATCAAAAATATCTTGAGCAAAATATCCTTAAACTAAATCATAAGTCGTTTCATCAAGTAGTTGTATTAGGATCTTCGAGCTTTATTCCATTTATGAAGCTACCAGCCTGGACTCGAAGAGAAGTAATAGAAGATCTATTAGATATTAATATTTTCTCAAAGATGAATGTTTTATTACGAGAACGAAATACTAAAATCAAATCTGACTTAGTTGATATTACACATCATTTAGATTTACTTAGATCTAAAACCGATTCTCAAAATAAGTATATTAAGGATTTGCAAGGTATTAATAAAGACATGATCGAGCAGAAAGAGAAATCTATCGAAGATCATAAATTAGAGATCTCAGGTTACTTTGATAATTCTAAGGATTTAGGTAAAAATCTTACACTAGATATGGAATCAAAATCTATAATTAATACTAATATATCTGATAAGATAAGTCAGCTCAATTCAAAAGACTATTCTAATAAAAAATCAATCAAGACACTTGTTAAAGAAGCAAGATTTTACGAAGAAAACAATCATTGTCCTACGTGTGATCAAGATATTGATGAAGATAAGAAATCTAAAAAATTATCTGATATTAGTGTAACTGCTTCTTCAATGCAACAAGATATGGATATACTTCAAAGAGAATTAGATGCAACAACCACAGATCTAAATGAAAATAAGAAAATAATGCAAGATTTACAATCACGTCAAACAAAGATTAATTCTAATAATGACGCTGTGACAATATTGCAAAAAGAAATCGATAAGATCCATAAAGAAATCAAAACATTGAGCAGTCAAACTGGAGATGTAAAAGAGGCTAAGAAGGATTTAGAAATCTTACGTACAGACAAAGACTCTTCGACAGAACGCAAGTTGAAGCATGTTGAAGAACGTACATATAACGAAGTGATTGGTGAAATGCTTAAAGATACTGGTATTAAAACCAAAGTGATTAAGCAATATCTTCCTGTAATGAATAGGTTGATCAACAACTATCTACAAGTTTTAGACTTCTTCGTTGCTTTCCACCTAGATGAATCGTTTAACGAAACGATTAGATCTCGTCATCGTGATACCTTTAACTATGCATCATTCTCAGAGGGAGAGAAACAAAGAATAGACTTAGCTTTGCTCTTTACATGGCGCCAGATCGCTAAAATGAAAAACTCAGCCAGCAGCAATTTGCTGATCCTAGATGAGACTTTTGACTCGAGTTTAGACGTAGATGGTATCGATAACCTTACAAAAATCTTAAATACGCTCGAGGATGGTACAAATGTATTCATTATATCACATAAAGGTGATATTTTAGAGAATAAGTTCAGATCTAAGATAGAATTCTATAAAGATAGGAACTTTAGTAAGCTTAGATAGCTATAAGAGTACAATGCGTCTATAGTGAAACGGGATATCACACTAGTCTTCTAAACTTGTAGTCCAGGTTCGAGTCCTGGTAGGCGTACCATTCTTTTATGACCATATATGCATATATAACTTTTAGTTATAAGCATATAAGAAAATAGTCTAAAAAAAGCGAAAATAAAGGTGTACAAGACTGTCAAACTGGTGTATAATGGTCATATAAATTAAT